CGCACTCGGTGTAACTCCTAATCCTAAATTTCTATTGGAATCAATAGTTAATGCAACTGTATCATTAGTAAAAAATTGCATTTGGCTACTACTATTATATCCAATGTAGCCACTTTGTGCATTTGTTGCTCCATTGTATGCTAATTGTAAATAAGTAGTTGTTCCACTTGCACCTTGTAACTTAAGAACTGTTCCAACTCCAGAAGCACCTAAAATATCTAATGTTCTTGTTGGAGATGGTTGATTTATTCCAACACTTGTTCCATTATCAAATATTTGACTATTTCCTATTGTACTTGCACCTGTAAATTTAGGTAGGTAGTTGGTAGTAGGTGAACCACTTGTTGTAACTGTTCCTGTTGGAATAGCTTGAGTTGATAATACCCCTGTTGAATCAGCAACAACCATTCTGCTTCCTGTACCTGCTAAATTATATAATGTAACTATTCCTGTATTGCCAATCCTCATTACATTAGTAAATGTTAAATCACCTGTACCCCCACTAAAAAGTGGTGCAGTATACCAAGTATGTTCACCTGCTGATTGTTCATACATAGTAGCATAACCTGATTCAATATACTTATATCCTGCACTTGAATTAATATAAAAATTAGTTGATAAATATACCCTTGTCTCAAATCCTGTTAAATTCCCTGTTCTAGAAAGTTGTATTGTCTTAAATGCACTATTCCATCCACTATTTGGAGTAACTCCTATTCCTATATTATCATTAAATATTTTAACACCTGCAAATGTCTGCGTTCCTGTTGTTACTAATCCTCTATTAGTAGCTGATGCAGATGGGATATTTAAAGTAATCACAGGTGTTGTAGTACTATTAGCAACTGTGCTTGATACATCCGTTCCACTTGTTCCTATTGTTAAAGCAGCTACGCTTGTAACTGTTCCCCCACTTGAAGGTGAAGTATTTGTTATAGTAAAGTTTGGATAAGTTCCTGTTACACTAATTCCTGTACTTGCAGTTAAAGCAACCACTTGGTCAGGAGCAGAGTTTGTTATAACACCTGTTGTATTGTTATAACTTATTCCTGTACTTGCTGATAATGCCAACCTTGCTCTTACATCCGTAAAGTAAAGATTACCACTTTCAGTAACTTGTGCAGTTGTATAATCACCACTTGTTGCAACTACCGCTCCTGTTCTACCGAATACCGAAGTAACAGGATAAGATATGTCGCTAGTTAAAGCTAATGTTCCTGTTCCGTTTGGTAAAGTAACTGTCCTATTTACACTTAATGTTGGCGGTTGTAATGTTAAGAAAAACCCTGAATTAGCAAAAGTAATATTACTTGTTGTAGTTAAACTTGATGTAAAATTTGCAGCACCACTAAATGTTTTAGCACCTGCTATCGTTTGAGTTCCTGTTGTAATCAACCCCCTTGCAGTTGCACTCGCATCAGGAATGTTAAAAGTATGCGTAGCAGTTGTACTTGAAATATTGAAATCACTTCCACTCGTTCCTGTTTGAAAGTATTGCACTTGAGCAGTCAAACCATTTAACGCAGTAATACCTGTACTGAAAGTTGTTATAATTTGACACAAATGACCATCTTGAGTATGAATAGTTGTAGTCTTACCACCGCTATTCGTAGCATATAATTTAACCGCTAATCTATCCGTTAAAGTTAAACTTGTAGCAGGAACTGCCATCGCAAAAGTGTACAAATTCAAAGCAGTACCATCGTATATAATCTCATTGCTACTTGTAGAAATCAAAGTAAAAGTCGTTCCATCGTACTTGTAAAGTTCTGCATACATCTGCGGAGTACCACCATTAGAACTCATTGAAGCGTAAATCTCATAGTTCCAATTTCCTGCTGGTATGTTTAATTGTGCAGGGTCGTTAGCATCCGTTAAGAAAGATACTATTAAACCATCTCCTGATTTAGCGAAATCAACCCCTGTTCCTATCACCGCAGTTTTACTCATTTCGTAATAAGTAGTACCACCAATAGTGCCTTGACTTGTTCCTCCGTTAAGATAATACGAAACCGAAGAACCGCCACCACCACTTGAAGGGAAATCTGCTAAAGTACCATCTCCCCTGATATATTGTGAAGCAACACCTGCTCCTGTTACTGCAATCGTTCCATTAGCCGTTAAGGGGCTATTTGCGACACTAAAAGCACTCGGCATAGTCAAACCTATGGAAGTGATTAAAGTAGGGAAGGTTGTCAAGTTTCCTGCTCCGTTTACATATTGAAGATTTGTTCCGTTGAATCCTATATTAATAGTTCCGCTTGTAGTAATTGGTGAGCCTGTGATATTTAAACTATCTCCGCTTTCAGTAACCGCCACACTTGTAACTGTACCTGTTGCACCTGAAGCCCTTTGCCATATAGAACCGCTATAAATAACTTGGTCGCCTACCACAAAAGCTATCGGACCAGCACCAAAGTCAACAGTACCTGCCACATTACATAAGTAAACATCTCCTTGATTGCCTGTACCATTTACAAGGGTTGGTGTGTTAGTAGCAGCGTTCCAAGTACCCTTATACTCCATTACAGAGTTAGGTAACTGACTTACTAAAATCTTACCATTTACATCAAGTCTTGGTACACCATTTGCAACATCAAATCCTAATGAAGTCAATACCCCACTTGTTCCAATAATTACATCTTGTAAATTCCTCACTTTCGCACCTGCTGAAACAACTATTTGATTTGCCATCTTATATTAATTTATAACTAAATTATTGAAATAATGCCCTAATAAACTCCCCACTTTCTAATACCCTTCCAAATGTCAATACCCCTGTTGTACTATTCCACTTCACTTGCTCATCAACTGCCGTTCCTGTCGTTAAAATATCTTGAACATCAATACCACCACGAGAAACATAAAGACAAGCCTTGCCTATCATATCGCCATAAGTGATTGTAGTTTCTCCACCTGCTGCAACAGTTCCCTTTGTGTAAACCGCACCTCCAGCAACAATTACAACCCCTTCAGGATTGATTTCAGTTCCTGTTGTAGCATAAGCACCTGTACCCTGTAACGATACACTATACGTTGCTATGTCTTTATAAGGTGCGTTAATTTGTAAACTTGTTAAATTGCAATCCCCACTAATTACTACCAAACCATCAACTCCGTTGTCAATAACAAACTTTACTAAAATTGTAGTGCGGTCTTGTTGTTGCTCAAGTAAAAATAAATAGCCATAACCATCCAAAGTTATAAGACCATCACAAGTTACACTCCAAGTTGCAGTATCGTTTTTGTATTCTCTATACCACGCACTCGTTTGGCTTGTTACCTCTTTTTGGTCAACACTTACACTAAATGTGCAATTTGTAGAACACGAAAACGGAATATCCCTACCTGCTGGATATGTAACCGAAGGTGGTTCAAAATAATACAACATTATGTTGTTGCCCTGTACTTTTGCTGCCATAACTACAAATTTAAGTATATATTCCTATTATCACTCCGTCAATCCTTATTTGGTAAACTTTTGTATTTGGAAATACTGTTTCTACCTTATACCATAAGTAATCTCCATTGAAAGTAATTGCACCATCTTCATCTTCATAAAACACATCACCATAATCAGGGTCGGTTATTCCATCTAATGTAAATATTTCAGTTGCAGTTAATGTTCCTGCTAAAGCCTCTGCACTTGTTACATAACCATTAGACCTTAAATGTGATACCGAAGGAACAAATGGCGGTGTGCTTGTTGAGTTTATTATTTCAAAAATATTTGCCTCTACATTCTCGCTATTAATATCTAATAAAGTTCCTTGTATAGTATCATTAAACAAATCAATTGTTGTATTACCAACCATATACTGCTTATTAGCAACACTTATTTGTGCTGGGTCAGTATCAGTTGCTTTTATTCTCATTGCACCGCTAAATCTACCTTCATCGGTATTCATACCCATAAATGTTGAATCTATATTGATTACATTCTTGTTTAAGTTATTAGAATATTGTCTAATTACTAATTGACTTAATGAACGATATTTATCCGATAAATATTCGTAACGATACCAATTCTTTAAGTTTAAACCATCTTCATCTGCTAAAAATCCTTTATAAGAATAGTAACCATTGTAAGAATCGTTAAAGCCTAAATCCAAATCTGCATTAAATACGTATTCATCAGAATTAGTTAATGAACCAATACATTGATAAGATTGAAAAGCAGGTTGGATAGTAAATGAAAAATTATTTACTTCGTTTGCTTCTACTGTTGATTTCCAATAAGTAGAAGCAGGTTTTGCTAATACATATTCAAAATAAATTGTTCCTGATTCGGGTGCAGGTGGCAAAGTCAAACTTAATTCAGTTAATGTTGTATCAACATCGTAAGGCTCAAAATAATAACTTGAACCTCCAAACTCCCACTTTTTGTTGTTATCTATGCTATAAAAACCTGCTGGTGTTTGTAATTGAATTCTCAATATAAAGAAAGCATCAGGAACAGTTGCACCAACCGCTACAAGATTTGAATTAAAAGAAATTTGTACCACTTCATTAAAACCAATATTAGGAAAATAATTAGGCTTTATAGATGCGTGATATGGGGCTACAACATTTGTAATATCTATGTAATAATCATTTGATAATTTACTTGGATATGGTGCTATAAATATTAACGCACCATTTACATCTTCGGTCCACGCATAACCGTGAAAAAG